TTGCTGAAAAAAATAGCAAAGGTTTAGTAAAAGTTAAACACGGGTCTGAAGAAACTAAGCAATCTTCATTAGATTTATAAGCTTTCCTTACGGAAAGTAAGGGCCAGTGGAGACCTAGCGGCGAAGCTGGCCCCTAATAGAAATTATGATTAATGAATTTAATAATAGTGAAGCTCCAGTTAATTACGAAGATTGGATTAATTTAGGTAGGACAATAATCCCTTGCATTAAAGGGATACCTATCGTCAAAGACTGGTCAAGCCCAGATTTTAAAATTACGAAAGAAGAATGGAGAAAGAAATACGCTAACTGCGAAATTGCTTTAAGACTAGATCAAGATGTTGATTTTGACATTGATAACGAACTTACAAAAAGATTTATAGGAACTTACGTAAAAAACTCTGGTAGTATTTTTGGTCGTAATAGTAATCCCTCAAGTCATTATATTTGGAAAGGTAAATTAACTTTTAAACAATTTATATTACCTTCAGAATTAAAAAATCATTGTAAAAATCTACCACATGGCACAACACTTTGTGAAATAAGAACTGATACAAAACATTACACAATAGTTCCTGAATCAAAACACAGCAAAGCAAATGAGAATGTGAGGTGGGAAACTTATAAAGGCTTTAATGAATATCCGGGTGATTTAAATGCGGATTTAAGAAAAGTAGCTCTCTCCACTGCATTATGTATGCTTTACGCTCCACAAGGACAAAGAGACAGTTATTGCACAGCAATTGCAGGAGTATTAATTAACCATACTAATTGGGATGAACAAGAAATTAATGATTTTGTTTATAACATTGCAAAAGGAGCGAATGATGATGAAGCAGAAGATAGATCAGAAAAAGGAACAAGCGGTAAGAAAGCAAATAGAAATCTTGGTTTACCTAAACTTGCTGACATAATCGGATGCTCCAAACCAGCCGTTGCAGAATTATTTAGTTGGGTTGGAGTTGAGTACGCAGGAGGAAAAGAAGAAGCAGAAGAATCTGTTGGAGACATTATTGAGTATGGTCAAGATAGATACTTGGTTAAAATAAACAAAGTTATAGACGGTGTGCCTGAAGAAAAAGAAATTATAGTAGATGGACCAACCTTGATGAATCAAAAAGCCTTTTATGATGCAGTTATTAGTAAATCATCGGTTTGGATTCCTAAAATGAAACCGGCAGATTTTGAAACAATTATGAGAAAGAAACATGAAAATAGAACACAATCAAAAAATTACGTAGAAGAAGCTAATGAAGATCTTGTCTTCGTAAAATATTTTACTCAATATATTAAAAAAGAACAGGCCTTTACAGACAAAGTTAACTTACTTGAATATAGACGTCCTCATTTTGATATGACTAAAAAATCTTTAGAGTTTAACTTAGATTCTTTCGAAGATTTTCTAGTGGATAGAAAAGTAAAAATTAAAAGAGTTGATCTTGTTATGAAGTTACAAAAAATATTAAACGCTGAAAAAAATCGTGGAAAAATTAATGGTAAATCTTGTGTTTCTTGGAGAATAAAAAATTACCAATTAGCCAAAGAAGATCTTGTAATAGATGGGGAAGCTACAGAAGTAGAAGTGAAGGAGATAACAGATGGAAGCTAGATTTATTGTTGGACCACCAGGGACAGGGAAAACTCACACATTTTTAGTAGAAAAATATGAGGAATGTTTTTCTAAATATAATCCAGAAAAAATAGTTTTACTTTCCCATACAAGGGTAGCAGTTGGAGAAATTTTAAATGCGATAATGAAACTTAAAGAAGTAAAAGAAAAAGGATACAGAAGAAAATTTTTTGAGGATCGTATATGTACCATTCATCATTACTGTAGAAGCAAACTTTTAAGAAAAGAATTATTTTCAAATACAGAGTTCGAAAGTTTATGTTTAGAAGAGACAGGTTTTCGTCAAAGCAGAGAAAAAGATGTTGAAAGACATCCCATACTTAAATTTATTAAAGAAGCACGAGGCTGTGGGAGAGACCTGGATGAACATTGGAGGCATCCTGATACAGATAAAAAAGATTTACGAGAAGCACATTATAATATTGAAAATGTAGAAAAACTAAACAAAATGTATGAAAGCTATAAAAATAAAAATAGATTACAAGATTTTGCGGACATGGTTGATGAATTTAATTCTTTAACTAAAGAGTCTGATGTTGAAGTTTTAATTGTCGACGAAGCCCAAGACTCTAATGTTCCACAACTTAAGGCTATTAGAAAAATAGCTAAAAATGTAAAAGATGATCATTTTTATTTGGTGGGGGATCCTGACCAAACAATTTATGAGTATGCAGGATCAGATGCTAAGTGGTTTCATGAAGAAGCTGCCAAACCTTTTCATGAATTAAAACAGGGGCTTAGATGTGGTAAAGCTATTAATGAATATTGTAAAGAAATTATAGACCCTGTATGGAAACATTATGAATATGAAAGAACATGGCTAGCTGCAAAAGGTATTGAAGGAAATAAATATAAATTAACAGATCTTGAACCATCAAAAAATTTAGACATTCTTTTAAATAAAATGAGAAACACTAAACAGACTTTTTTATTTTCTTTTAGAGGAAACCCTAGTGACAAACTGGTAAGAAATTTTTTAAAACATTATGGTTTTGAATTTGCCCATGTAGATAACAGCGCCTATGTCTCTAAGAAAGAGTTAAGATGTCATTTTGAATGGCCTAAATTTATAGACGGAGAACCTAAAAGTTTAGTTCAAATAAAAAATTTTCATTCCTATTTAGGACGAGAAGCTTTAATGCATGGTGCAGGTAAAGAAGACTTTAAAGATTGGATCAAACGCGATTACACTTATGATGAATTAGTAAAAGATAAACTTTTTAAACCCAATCTAGATAAAGCATTTGATCTTCTTATAAAGAAGCGTGACGATGAGCGAATGGTTTATATAAAAAATGTTTTAAGGAATGGTTTTGATTTTGATGGGGACATTAGGATTAAATACGGAAACATACATAAAGTTAAGGGAACAACTTTTGATAATGTCATTGGAGATTTATCAATATATAGAAAAAAAGCAGAGCCCAGATTTGTACAGCTTCGATTAAAATACACAATGTTTAGTCGAGGCATACATGACATTTGGATTTTAAAATCACAAACAGGAAAGGAGTTAGGAAACTACGGAAGAATATGAGCGCATATAAAAAACAGATAGGTGGAAAACACTATTTAAAATATAAAATTCAGCCAAGCAAGTTTGTAGTTGAGAACAGGTTGCTATATCCAGAAGGTTGTGTTATTAAATATATAGTACGGCATCAAGATAAAGGAGGAAAGCAAGATTTAGAAAAAGCCAAACATATGATTGATATGATTATTGAAAGAGATTATAAAGACGAGAAAGAAAAACAAGAGACATGGGTGGAGGGATATAAAAAGTGGAAAGCAAATAAATAATGTGTTCCTCTCCAAAGCTAACTGATCTTGATTTAAAGGGAGTTGACACAGTCGCAGTCGACTTAGAAACCTACGATCCAGATTTAAAGAATAAAGGCTCAGGAGCAGTTCGAGGTAATGGTTTTGTATGCGGTATTGCAATAGCTACCGGTAAACAAACACTTTATTTTCCCCTTAAACATGTAATGACGGATAATATACCCCGTAAAAAAGCGTGGGAATATCTAAACAAGAAATTATTTCAAAATCCAAACATTAAAAAAGTATTTCATAACGCAATGTATGATGTGTGTTGGATTCGTGCAGAAACAGGGCTCATGCCCCACGGACCATTGCTCGATACAATGGTTGCTGCTTCAGTTATCGATGAGAATAGAATGAGATATTCATTAGATGCTCTCAGTAAAGACTACCTGAAGGAATCTAAATACAAATATGACCTACAGGAAAAAACATTAGAATGGTCCCAAGGAACTATCAAAGACCCAATGACCAACATGCATAACTTGTCGTATGATTTGGTAAAGGATTATGCGGAACAAGATGTTAATCTAACTTTAAAGCTGTGGAATCTCTTTAATGCAAGACTGGACCGAGAAGAAAAGGTTGAAATTGGTACAGCACATGAAAAAACTAAGACCTTAAGACATATTTTTGAATTAGAAACGAAACTATTTCCATGTCTTGTGGATATGAAATTTAAAGGAGTTCGATTTGATGTTGACACAGCTAAGCGATTAGGAGAAAGACTAAAGAAAACTAAAACGAATATAGTTGATTATATTAAAAGAAGAACAGGAGTTAAGATAGAGATCTGGGCAGCAGCTTCAATTAAAAAACTTTTGGATAAATTACAAATAAAGGACTATACAAGTACCCCTAAAACCAAACTACCTCAACTACCTAAAAATTATTTAAAGACTCATCCAAATCATTTTGTAAGAATGATTGCTAAAGCAAGAGAGTTCGACAAGGCGGAGGGAACCTTCGTTGAAGGTCTTTTAAAATTTGTTCACAAGGGGAGAATCCATGCTGATATTAATCAAATCAGGGGAGAAAAAGGAGGGACTATCACTGGAAGATTTTCTATGTCCAATCCTAACCTTCAACAAATACCTGCTAAAGGTTTTATTGGTAAAAAAATGAGAGAGTTATTCCTTCCCGAAGAAGGATGTATGTGGGGGGCATTTGACTATTCGCAACAAGAACCTAGAATCGTTGTTCACTACGCTTTAAAATTGGGTTTGCATGGAGCGGAAAAAGTTGCTGATTCCTATAAGAACGATTCCAGTGCAGATTTTCATAAAATTGTAGCAACCATGGCTAACATACCACGAACCACGGCCAAGACAATTAACCTGGGACTGTTTTATGGAATGGGAAAAAATAAATTAGCGGAGCAGCTTAATCTGGAATACACAGAAGCTAAAGAACTTTTTGAAAAATATCATAGTCAAATTCCATTTGTGAGAAAACTCTCATATGACTTGCAAGAATTTGCTGGAAGAAATAAATTTCTTTACACATTAGAAGATAGATTTTGTCGTTTTAATAAATGGGAACCTATGGATAAAAAATGGGATGCTAAGGAAAAAAGATTTGTGATCAAAGGAGATAAACCTGTACCACTGCTTTCTAGAGAAAATGCTGAAATTCTTTATAAGTCTGAATTAATGGATAAAGGTTATCCACCTGATCCAACACTCAAAAATTTTGAAAATCACTATAGACCTGCTTTCATATACAGAGCTTTAAATAAATTAATTCAGGGCAGTGCTGCAGATATGACTAAAAAAGCAATGGTATTATTATATGAAGAGGGCATCTTACCTCATATCCAAATTCATGATGAATTATGCGTATCTATAAACAATAAAGACCAAGCCAAAAAGATAAAAGATATAATGGAAAAAGCAATTAAACTTGAAATCCCTAATAAAGTAGACTATGAATCAGGCCCTAACTGGGGTAGTATAAAATAGGAGGAAATATGGAACAAGCAAAAAAATTATGGGCATTAGCACTCGCTCATAAAAAGATTTCTATTGCAGTAGCAGTAGTAGTTGTTTTAATAATCGTAGCACAATAGGATTTTATGTTGGATGGCATACTTAAACGCGAATATCCCTGCAACCTATGCGCAGGTCAGGAGAGA